ATCGATCTCAACCTTCCTCCGCTCCAATGCCTTGAAGGTGAGGAAGGTCGCGTCTATGTCACTCCCAACGGCATCCATCTTCCGTCCGTGACCACCGTCACTGGCTTCGAGGGGAAGGACGGGTTTGCCATATGGCGCAGGAAGAACCCGCTTGAAGCCGTCCGCGTGATCGATAGGGGGAACAGGATCCACTCCATGATGGAGAGCCTGTTGAAGAACGAACCCGTGCCTCTGACGGAGAATGCTGAGATCGACTCCCTCTACCACATGCTGAGGGACGATGCGGAGAAGAAGATAGGTCTCGTCCACGGGCTTGAACTACAGATGTGGTCCGAGCGCATCGGTCTGGCGGGAAGAGCCGACTGCATCTGCGAGTATGACGGGACTCTCTCCGTGGTTGACTTCAAGGGTTCGACGCGGGAGAAGACCAAGTCTGGCATCAAGAACTACTTCCAGCAAGCCACGGCATATGCCCTGATGTTCGAGGAGATCACGGGGATGAAGGTGGGGCAGATCGTGGTGCTAGTCGCATGCGAGACGGGAACGCTACAGGTCTTCAAGGAAAAGCCCATCGATCATGTCAATGGGCTTGCCAGGGCTATGCGTATCTACAGGAACGGCGGAACCGAAGGGTTCGTCAGCCTCTTTGCTCAGTAGAATCCGATCATGGTCACACCTGCGGACCTGACTTCACGGAACTTCAGTTCGAGAACCTGACCCGCTTGCAGGGCTACGGTGAATGTGGCTCCGTTGTCCCTACGGAAGGGAACCACGACTGCCGTAGCCGTGCTGCTCGTCGGATTGTGGATTGCCATCCCTGCGAATGAGATTCCTGCGGTCGGAATGGTGAATGCGTCCGTGTAACTGTTCATTTGGGGGTTTCTCCTTGCCCTCTATGTAGGTCTCCGTGGAGTTGGGGACGGGTAGGGCATACATAGAGGTGGTTTCTAATCTAACACAAAGGAGAAAGTATGGAACCTACAATCTTGGCATCGTTCGGTGATGTCCTCGGAACTACTTGGTGGAGTGTTTTGGTCTTCGTGGCTGGTGCTCTTATTGGCGCACCTCTCTGGACTTGGGTAAAGAAGTTCTTGCCCTGGAACAAGTAACTCACAGGACGACACGGCGTTCAGCAACGGCAGCGGCACGGATGCCGCTGCTTTTTCTTTTGGCTTCCCTCCAAACCTTCCGATATGCATTTGCCCTGTCTCTGTTGGCTTCCCGCCAAGCCTTCTCTTGAGCCTTCACCTTCTCCTTGTTGGCTTCCCGCCAAGCCTTCTCTTGAGCCTTCTTCTTCTCCTTATTGGCTTCATAGTAAGCCTTCTTCCGAGCCTTCACCTTCTCCTTGTTGGCTTCACGCCGAGCCTTCTCTTGAGCCTTCACCTTCTCCTTGTTGGCTTCTCGGTGCGCCTTCAGTCGAGACTTCACCTTCTCCTTGTTGGCTTTATACCAAGCCTCATTTTTAGCCTTGTTTTGTTCCTTTCTCTGCTTCTCGGTTAGTCCCTTCTGTTTCCCTTCCCCACCAATGGTCATGTTGTATCCACCTAGACTCCCATGTGTCCTGTAGAGCCAGATGTAGTGATGCTCCATGAAGTTCAAAGTATGTTCACCATCCTCGGACTCATAGAGGGTCTCTATGGTGAAAGAGTCAGCACCATGCTTCTTTATGGCACGGTGCAGCGGATACTTGGGTTTCTTGGATTGACTGATGTGTTGTGACCAGCGATTCTCAAGGGTTCTGCTGGTATAGCCGACATAGACGGGCTTGGAGTCCTTGCGGACAAGATAGATAGTGTGCATTGGGAGCCTCCTTCACAGGTTTCTTGCCATGCCCCTGGGTGCTGATTACACCGCAGGGGTTTTCTATGACTACCTATGATTCACCATATTTCTGTCGTATAGATACCATTGCACCATAGGAGACTTCAATGCACCCATTCACACGACAGGATTCCCTTGCGAAAGCAGCACAATCCACTCTTGAGAAGAACAGGAACACCACCCTTGCAGACTATCTGGCAGAAGCCGACTCGATGAAGGCTATGACCAAGACCTCGCCTCAGATGTTCAATTTCGGCAACCACTATGTGGAGAAGCCTGAGAACATCGAGCGCATCAACGGATTCATCAAGAGGTTCCTCGCGGGAACTCACCTTGAGCCTGAGACTCAGATACGCCACCTGTTCCTCCATCTTCAGTCCATCGGTCTCATCGTCAGCGGATACAAGGGACAGGACGGCACATTCGACATCGACCAGTTCGGCAAGCCACTGGACAACAAGCCCGTGGAAGGCGACCAGAAGACGCACGACATGTACTTCCCCCGTGGGAACATCGGAGGCAAGATCAAGATCAGCCGCACGATGACTCCTGGAGGAAGATACATGATCGACGCAGAGGTCTACGGCTTCCGCAAGAACTGATACACATGGACAAGCGGCTGTGCGACGAGGACTTCCTTGTCCTCGCACTTGAACACTATGAGAACCCGCAGTGCGAGTCGCTGGAGGAGTTCTACGAGGATCTCGACAGGATCAAGTACCTGAAGAGGCTCCTCAACAGGACCGAGGGAGACATGGATCAGGCAGTCAGGCTAGCCCTGAACCACATCATAGTGGTCACCAATGTGTTCGGTTCGGTGATGGGAAGCAGGATACTCTTCTTCCGCATGGAGGAAAGGCATCATGGGCAGTTGAAGGCATACCTTCACTACCTGAACCTCCTGCCCAGAAGCATACCCGAGGTGGACCTGGACGCGATTGCGGTCGATGCCGCGCTTTTGGAGAAACTGAGGAACCTATGAAGAGATACGGAGAGTTGGTTGAGTCTGCTGCCGAGAAGGAGTTCATGGATCTCATGGAGGAGGCTGGGTCTGATCCCGCCAAGATGGAGGTCTTCCTTGCCATCCTTGAGGAGAACGGGTTCGTCAGCACCGCATCCGCCCCTGGCGTGGCAATGGTGTCGGATGGAGAGCCTGTGCTGGTCAAGCAGGGGAATGTCGATAGACCGAAGATGACCAACAAGCCCTTCGGCAAGGGAATCTGGCGAAGGAAGAAGCGGAAGCCCGACATCTCCGAGATGGCTCTCCCCAAGAAGAAGGTGGCTCACACTGGTCACCTTGAGCATGTAGCCGACACCCTGTTCCACGGCGATCCGCACGAAGCCATCCGCCACATGGAAGCCATGCACTCAAGGTTCAGGGACAAGCCCGTGAAGGGGCATCAGGCTTCGCTCAAGGTGGACGGAGGGATGTCCGTGATCGTGGGTCGCGACCATGACGGCAAGCACTTCGTCCGCAGCAAGCACGGCGACAGCACCATGTTCAAGGAACCCGAGCAGATCCATGCCACGGGAAAGCCGCACTATTCGCGTGACCTCGTCCCGCTGCTCCACCATGTGCGGAAGATGGACATCAAGCCAGGGACAGCGTTTCAGGCTGATCTCGTCCACCACGGAGGATCGGATGCAGATGTCGTTCAGCCAAACACGATCAAGTACAAGGTGAAGAAGGGCAAGAGCCTCGTCCTCGCAACGCACTCACAATACGAGATTCCCAAGCAATGAAGAAGGTCACCAACCATCCCGACATCTCGCAGTTGTCAGCAGAGGGAGTCCATGCTCCCGACCTGTCCATCCACAAGGGAATGAAACTGGGCATCTCCGACAAGCGCAGCAAGGCAGTGACCAAGCACCTTGAGGCTGCGAAGAAGCACCTGACTCCAGAGGTGTCCGAGTTCTCCTCCCGCATGGCAAGCGGAGAAGGTGTCCACAAGAGGATGCACGAACTCGTCCGCAACTACTCCAATGCAGAAGCAAGGACCACGGGAAAGAGGAGCGTGGCAGGGCTGAGGAAGCATGTCGCTGGCTATGCGGAGAGGACGGTCAAGAGCGAGGCAGGAAGGAAGAAACTCCATGATGCCCTCCATGCGGACATAGATGCCAACAAGCACCATCTGAATGCCCTCTTCAAGGCTCACCACCACATCGTACAGGCAAAGCACCACATGCTGGACGAGTTCGGGAAGAGCCACAGGGGCAAGTTCGACATCGACACGCATGGCGGCGAGGAGCACGAAGGTCTAGTCTCAAGCATGAAGACACCGCACGGCGAGACGATGGTCAAGTTGGTTCGGGAGGGAGAGGGCGGGTTCCCCGCTAGGAACACCGCGAACGCAGCCATCAGGTTTGGGAAGAAGCCCGTCAGCGAGTCTCCCCTGTCGCTCGACATCTCTGCCACCACCATGATGGAGACGCACTACATGGTTCATGGGAGGGATGACATCACGCTCGAAGAGGTCGTGGCAATGCTGCCTTCAAGTGAACTGGAGCAACTGGCGGAAGGCAAGAAGGACAAGATCGTGGTTCGTGCAGGACGGAAGACAGTAGTCCTCAGATAGAGCCATAAAGAATCATAGATAGTGTGTAGAAAACCCCTGCGATGCGGAAACATCCAGGGGCATGGCAAGAAACCTTTCAAGGAGGCTCCCAATGCACACTATCTATCTCGTTCGTAGAGATTCCAAGCCCGTCTATGTCGGCTATACCAGCAGGTCTTTGCAAGACCGCTGGAAACAACACATCCATATCTCAAAGAACCCTAAGTTTCCCTTGCACCATGCCATCAAGAAGCATGGTGCTGAGTCCTTTACCATAGAGACCCTCTATGAGTCGGAGGACGAGTATCACACCTTGAACTACATGGAACACCACTACATCTGGCTCTATCAGACGCATGGGAGTCTAGGTGGATATAACATGACCCTTGGTGGAGAAGGAAACCCGAAGGGACTCACTGAGAAGGAGAGGAAGGAACGGAGGAAGGCTGAAAAGAAGGCTTGGTATGAAGCCACCAAAGAGCGAACCAAAGTTCAACGGAAGGCTTACTATAAGGCTTATTGGGAAACAAACAAGGATCGATACAAGGTTTACAGGGAAACCAACAAAGAAAAGCAGAAGGCTTACGGGAAGGCATGGCAGGAATCCAACAAGCAAAGGGAGAAGGATCGGAAGAAGGCATGGTATCAAGCCAATAAGGACAAACAAAAGGCTAGGATGGAGGCTTGGAGGGAATCCAACGAGGAGAAGCGGAAGGCATACGAGAAGACTTACTACAAAGCGAACATGGTGAAGAAGAAGGCTCAGTCGAAGGCTCGGTATGAAGCCAACAAACTCTTCAAGACGATTGCAACTCTCCCTGAAGCATCCACACCAGCCACATCGAATCAACTAGATCGCTGACGGGATTCGCGATTCTGCCTCCGAACTGATCGGATAGATTGAACCCCGCCTTTGCCGCAAATGCAGAATGCATTGCTGGTTTGTCTGAGTTTCCCTTGCCTGTGGCATATTTCTTCAGAGCAGTTGGTGAGATTAGATCAAAAGAAATGCCGTTCTTCCAAAGCATCCATTTGGTCAATCCCGTTCCCTCTGCTATGTTGAAGACCTTTCCTTTGGCTCCCATCGCATAATCCTCGATGCGAACGGCATCACAGCCACGGACAAGATTTAGAATCCAGTTGGCGATTTGGTCGTACCTCTCCTGCTGATTGGTGTATTCCAAATGCTCAGTACCAACGGCAGAGTACCAATCCGCACACTTTATCGTGCGGACATTCTTCTTGGTTGTGGTCAAGTAGTGACCTACGACAGACGATGTTTTGATGTCTATGATGGTGACGGATGGCGAAACGAGCGAGTAGTCGATGCCAGCGATCTTGTGAAGGGGGTGGGTCATCTCATATACCTATGACCTTTGCATTGGACGGAACCTTGTCGATCACGACGATCCTCCCCGCGCTGTCTCCCTTGCTTGGAGACTTACCGTATATCTTCGGCACACCTTTTACATCGACCGCAGATGGATCGAACCTCTGGTCTTCCCGCCTTGCCCTAAGCCTGAAGTACAGTTCGTGCTCATCGGCATACTGCTTGCTTTCATACAGGTTTCCGCGAAGAACTAGCGTGTTCGACTCAGGTCTGTAGATGAAGTCCACCGTCATTCGACCGATGTACATGTAGTGAACTGGTCCACCGACCTTCTCGTTTCCAACGACGAGTTTTCTCTTCAGGTCTTTGTCTATCTTTCCGTAGATGTCGGGAACCTTGTCGCCCGTCTTCAGGTTCATGGACTCCGTCAGGTGCTTCTTCGCAGCCTTCATGAACCTGGATGCCACGCCGGGAGTGATGGTCTCTATTCCGCTCATGCCGCCGCCAGCAAGGGAAGGAGAGTCTGGTCCCTTGAGCGAGAGGTTCACCTTCTCCTTCCTGCCGTGCTTCGTGACGGTCAGGGTTATGTCCGTGAGAGGTTCAGAGCCGCCGACTTGCCTACCCTTGTACTTCTCGGCATCGACCACTCCCTCTATGACCACCTTGCCAGCCGCAAGGGTGATGGGATTACCCTTGTTCGTCTTCACTCCGCGCTTGACAGCCTCGACAAAGGATCGCTCTTGCCTCTCGGAACTCTCTCCAGCCATCTAGTCACCCCTTCCTTTGCCTCGCGGGGTTCCTCTTCTTGTATGTCTTCTTCTTCCTCAGGCTCTGCTTGTACCTCTGTACCTTGAGATACTCGGCATCAGCCCCGCCCATCTTCATGAGTTTCTCCCCTGCCCTCTTTGCCAGTTCCCGCGTCACCAACTTGCGGATGTGGCTGAGGCTTTCCGGATTGCTCCTGATGCTGCTCCGTGCATAGCCGAGGCATCCCCGTCCTACGCATCTGGCTAGGAACCGACCCACTGCCTTGGCAAAGTCAGCGACTCCCTCGTCCAGTTCCTGAGGACCGCCGACGATCCTTGCTCCTGGCACGGTTGCCTTCGCTGCCTTCATGGCATCGGTCTGGTTGATGGCATTGATGGTCATCCTCCGTGGATTGCGACCTTCCTCGCCAGGCATGCGGTACTTGACCACATAGACCCTGTCGTTTGGTCCCCTAGGCTCCTGAGGATTCGCGGTGGGCTTCTTCTTCATCCCAGGTTCGGCGGGTTCTCGCCGTCATGGAGGCGGGACAGATCGATCCTGCGGCTTGATGCAGGAAGGAAGGAGTTGATGGACGGCTCCCTCTGTGCGGGTGCAGGAGGCTCCACGGGCTTGGGAAGGGATTGGGGGGTCGATGTCCTTGAGAATCTTTCCTTGCCCCGTATCACGCTTTCCACCACCGAGGACGGCTTCCCTGACCTATGGAAAGGCTTCTGGATTTGTTTCTTATCCGTCTGCGGTCTTGGGGGTGCTGCGGGTGGGGATTGTGCTTCCTTGGCGTGGGATCGGACTGAGATTGATTCCTTTGGGACATTGAACTTCTCCTCCAAAGATTCGGTAAGTCTGCGGAAAGTCGTGTTCTCAGGGAGTCGGGTCGCACCTAGCCGCTTGATTCCGTCGTTCGATGTGAATCTGTGCTTCATGTTCTCGTAGGTTCTCCTGTCCTCTGTGAGATGAAGGATAGCCGTGTTGTCGTCGTAGACCGTGAAGAGGGCATACTTGCCCGACAGATCCTGGTCTGTGGACTCCATCAACACCCGTGCAATGCTAGATGATAGCGAATCTGCCATTTCGTTTCCTCCTGTCCTATCTATCCAACGACAAAGGGGAGGGTCTCCCCTCCCCATGATCGGTCGTGTATGACTTGAGGAGTCACTCCACTCCGTCGATCAGACCAGCGAGTTCCTCGGAGATCTCGCCTGTCTCAGCAAAGTCCGCGAGGATCTTGGTCATGCCTTCCTCTCCGTAGAGTTCGATGCCTTCGGCAAGGATGAGGTCGATTGGATCTACTTCCTCGCTCATGGACTTCTTTGCTGCCTTTTTTGCCGCTACCTTTCGGTTGAGTTCTGCCGCCACACTGACAAGTCTGGCGTGCTTAGGTCCATGCTTACTCTTCGCCTCGGCGGCTTGCGCAGGATCGTCTGGATTGGTCAAGAAGACACCTCGAGCGCGTTGACCTCTCCAATATGCTGCATTTTGAATGCGCTTCAACTTCTTCGAGCCAGCCTCGTCCAACTGCCCCGTGCTTTCCATGACCGACTCGGTCAGCGATGTGTATGCCTTGCGATCTATTGCCATTGTTCTTTCCTGTTCTGGGCTTACTTGCCCTTGGTCTTGAGTTTACCTGTTCTCTTCAGCCAGTTGTAGAGAGGACGCATGCCTTCCTGATTGTTCTGTCCGAAGTCTCCCGTTCGTGCCTTCTTCTCGAAAGCAGCCTGTGCCTGTTGCTTCTTCCGCTTGGTTTCGGCGTTCATGTTGTGCATTCCGAATGCACCTTGCACCGCTTCCCTAGACTTGCTTCCCGAAGCCATGCCACGGAACTTGCCAAGTGCCTTGTCGCGCTGTGCTGCTAGTCCTGCTGCCTTTGCGGTGTACTTGCCGCTCTTGCCGATGCGGCTTCCACCAGCCCTGACGGCATCAGCCGATGCTCCACCCTTCATTGCCATCCTTGCGGCAACCTTGGCTTCTTGTTCCGCTGCTGCTCTCTTGAGTCTGGCGTGCTTCTTTCCCTGCGAACGGGCATCGGTGGGATCCAACACGCTGCTGCGGGAAGCAAGGTCTGCCTTGTATGCTGCCTTGCGAAGACGCATGAGACGCTTGTAGCCAGCCTCGTCCAACTGCTCGGATTCAAAAACCTTCTTGCCCTTCGCATTTGCCTTCTGCATGGCTCCCTTGAAGAATTCCGCGAATGCCTTGTCTGTTGCTGGTGTGGTGGGCTTGCCCTTTTTGAAGAAGCCACGAATTGTCTGCTTTCTTGCTCCACCACGACGAAGACGGCTTGCAGACAACTTGTTAAGTTCCTTGTCATATGCATCGGCGGTTTCGCGAGAAGCCCTTCCGCTCGTCCCCGCCTCGCGCTGCGCGATTGATCGCGGTGCGAGGCGGCGAAGCCTACGCAGTCTCTTCACGCCTTCTGCAAGTTCGGTTTCCTCGTCCATCTTTGCCATGTTCCATGAGCGACCGTACATGACCTTCTTCCAACGCTTGCCGTAACGCTCCTTGAATGCCTTCTTGACCTTGGGGTTCGACGCCCAGTCCTCGGTTCCAGGTGCTGCTACCTCCGCGATTGCGCCAGGGTTGACCATGTCGGGATCGTACTTCCTTGCCTTGGGCTTCTCGCCAGCATAGGCATCATCCGTCTTGTTCCCGCTTCCAGCCTTCTTCCTTGCCCTCTTGAGAGCCTTCGCGGCAAGACGCTTCATTGCGTCCTCTATGCTCTCCTTGTGCTTCTTCTCTTCCTCGGTCATGTTCTTGGGGTACGAGTATCCTCCTGCGGAGAGACCCTTGGTCACGCGCTTGTAGAGCGCGGCAGCATCCTCTTTGCCCTTCTCGGTCGGGACATACTTGCCAGCAGCCCTCTTGACGCGCTTTGCCTTCGCATCCCTGTCTGCCTTGGCAAGTTGACGCTTCGATGCCTCGTCCAACGCATCTTCCTTCACAGGAACCCACTCTTTGCTTCGCTTGGCAACGACCTTGCCGCCCTTGCCGTAGAGTTTGAACTCATCGGATTTCTCTCTTGAGTCTATATCTCTCAAATCTTCATCTGCATGGGATAGTTTGTCCCACGCTCGTCGGTTTGTGTGGAACTTGATCGCTCCCTTCCTCAACTTCTTCTCCGCCTGATCTCGCTTCTTCTTCATCTCCCTTGCCCGCTCAGGGGTCTGTAAGTCTTCGGTGATGGAGTTCTCGTTCAACTGGACCTGACCAGCCATCCCCGTGAGGGAGTTGTGGAACTCGTCTGCGATGTTCCTCTCCTCAGGCTGTTCGCAGAGGTCTCGGACGGTGTTGCAAAGGCTTCGTGTGTTTCTGCTGTTGTGTCTTTCCATGTGTTGTTCCTTGCTCAGAAGTTCCGTCCGGTGATCATCGAATCCATGTTCGACATTGGGGTTGACATTGCTTTTCCGATCTTCTTCCCGATCAGTCCGATCTGCTTGGCAGACTTCACTATGTTCTTGCCTGTGAAGATCGATTTGCGCTTTCGCTTTGGCTTGTTGATGTTGAGAAGCCTACCGAAGTTCTCACTCACCTGCTCTGGAAGACCTTGCCATCCGAAAGCGGAGTAGCCATGCTTTGCTTTTCTGGCATCGCTCCTTCTCTTCTGCCTAACATTCATTGCCGCAACCTCTCCCTTTCCACCAGAGAGTCGTGCGTTTCGCGCCATCTTCCTCTTGAAGGAACGCTTCATGAAGTCCGCGACCTCTGGCTTCATGTCGTTGTCGGACTGAATTGCCTTGCGGGTGATTCTCAACCGCTTTGCCTGATAGCCCTCGTTCACTTTCGCTCCAGTCACCTTGGTTCCATCGGGCATCTTCCAGTATCCCTTCGCAGCCTTTCCTGGCTTGCGTGGAGCGGTAGAGACCCAAACGGCTCCCTTCTTCTTGGCTTCCTTCACCCTTGCTCTTCCCGCAGCATCGATCCTCTTCCATGCATCCCGCATTTCACCTGTGTAATCCGTGGCTTCCTTGATTGGCTTCGGATCGCGGGGAGACTTCTTGCCGTCTTCCCTGCTGCGGATGGACTTGCCGACGAATCTGCTTCTTCCTAGCATCGCAGGAACATTGGCATAGTAACCGCCTGGATCATTGATGGCATCTCTGATTGACTCAGGATCGGTTCCACCCCTGCGCAGCATTGCAGCCTCTCTGGCTTTCATCCTTGTAGCATACCTGTCTTCGGAATTCTTGAGCGTAGCGTAGTCCTTGTTCGGATTGATTC